GTATCGAATGCTTCAGACTCTTTCATATAGTTTTCGTATTCAGCAGTAATCTGCTCATGAATTGTTGACATATCTTTCTCCTGTAATGATTTTGTAAACAGTGCTCCAGAACTTTGCAGTTGGGATACCGTCTGTGAATACGCCTTTATTGTATTCATGTTCGATAATGATAGGGTTCAAACCAACTTGCTTACCAGCAAGAGCGTTCTCTACCTTATCTTCCACCCACCAGGCCCCTGAACCTTTATACTTTGCAAGTGCTTCATCTTTGTCAGCACCTGTAGGTAGAAAGGTAATATCGGAAATTGTACCTTCACCAAACACATCTTGTAAGTTCATCTTACGAAGTGCTTGGGCAGGTTTATCCGTGTGTAATGATGTAATTGCCTTAAATTCATAGCCTTTTGCTTTAAGGGCAGTTATCACCTCTACACTATCTCTTAATGGTTCCAAGAAAGCAATCCAGGCACTACGATTGAAATACTCAACCAAAAACTTACCTTGTTCTTCACTTATCTCTTTACCATGTCTTTCTTGCATCCATTCAGTAACTTTGTACTTTGTATTGTCTACTTCAACAATATTTTCTAAAGCCATGAATTGTAAGAAACTGTTTTTCCAGTCTAATACTACACCGTCAATATCTATTAAAATTAATTTGTTACTCATGATAATGTTTGTATCCCTGTTGTTACTTCTATATACTTTTTCGATGTTGCCTTCTCACACTCTGCAATTACCATAACACTTGTTTTTGGTAATGTAATATCTTTAAGTGGATCAGCAGTCATCATAAACGAGCCTAATACAACTCCCTTAGGTCCTTGCATCAACGTTAATGGCTTGTGCAGTTTAAAAGAAGTATCATTGATCTCTTCGATACGAGCAACTACTTCTTCTCCTGAAATAAGTTTAATTGATACAGTATCGCCTTTTTTATATGGTACTTCTAATAGCATTATTGTTGTGTTCCTTCAATTCCGTTTTCTTCAACATACGAAGACAATGCTTCGTATCCTCCTATATACTTACCGTTAAGGATAACTTGCGGCACCGATCTTGGCTGTGGCATACCATTTACTTCAAATTCTTCAAGTAATTGCTCACGTGTGATATCAGTTCCGACTTCTCTTACTGTGTATTCAATTTTTAATTTGTCCAATAATGATTTTGCTTTGACACAAGACGGACAAGATGGCTTTGAATAAACCACTGTTTGTTGTTTGCTCATTGTACTTCCTTTGTTTGTTTGATTATAAACTAAAACCTTTAAACGTATCTTTCTCTACGTCTTGTTTAATACCACCAATCAAGTAACTTTCAACTTCAGTTTCCTGTGGTGCAACTTGTAATCCTGCACTTGACAACCAGTGTTGTGTCCAAGGTAACGGATTAGTATTAAGTGGGCGATCGTAAATTGTTTTAAGTCCAAGTGCTTTCAATCTCTTGTTAGCAATAAACTCTACATAAGCATGTAACAAGTTTTCATTCAATCCAATAATAGATCCATCTTTAAACAAGTAGTCTGCCCAACGTTTTTCCTCGTCAACACAGTCCCGCCACATCTGGTAAATGTCTTCTTCGCACTCTTTTGCAATCTTAACAAAGTCCTTGTCGTCATCACCTTTCATCCAATGTTTTAGAATGTGTGTAGACAAATTTAAGTGTGTTGCTTCATCACGTGCAATTAATGAAATAATCTTTGCAGACCCTTCCATCATTTTTAGTTCTCCAAATGCAAACGTACAAGCGAATGAAACATAAAAACGTAAACCTTCTAAGATGTTTACAGTCATCATTGCTTTGTATAGTTGTTTCTTAACTTCGTAGATAGTGTGCTTGCCTTGATTAAAGTGTTCGTTAGCAATATTATAAAATGCATCGTACTCTTTTGTTACACTTTCAGCACGTTCAAGAATTCTTTCGTCATCAAGTATAGTATCAAATACTTCACCTGGATCAGCATAAACATTTTTTACAATGTGTGTATATGAACGACTATGAATAGTTTCAAAGAAGTCCCATGCTACAATACAACTTTCTAATTCAGGTACAGAAACATAAGGTAAGAAAGCAAGACACGGTCCTCTTCCTTGTACACTATCAAGTAGTGTTTGGTACTTTAGATTACTTGTAAAGATGTGCTTCTGTTCTGGTCTAAAGTTAGCATAGTCTGCTCTATCTTTTTGAAGACTAATTTCTTCAGGTCTCCAAAAGTAACTTAACATTGTTTGATTTAACTTATCAAACTCTGGGTAACGAAATGTATCGTACCGTTGTGTATTCTGATCCTCTCCAAAGAACATGTGTTGCTTTGTGAAATCTACTTTGTTCTTATTGAACACTGTTTTCTTTGCTGACATTTTTTTAATGCACCTCTCTATGTATGTGTATATGTTACTATCTTTTGCTCACGTTGTCAAGTATTAAATGTTACAAGCCTCACAATACTCTTCTTCAGTATTGTAATCCTCACGTTGTATTCCATTTACTTGAACAAGCGGAGTACTTATCTCTTCTTTGGCATCTTCTATGTCATCTGCGCCTTTAAAGTCATAAGTATTCTGATAATAACTCGTTTTCCAACCGTACTTGTATGTATTCAATAAATCCTTAAACATAATACTCATAGGAACTTCATTATTTTCAAAGTGTGTTGGATTGTATGACCAGTTACCACTAATGGCTTGATCAAAAAACTTCTGCATTACTGCTACAATATTAATGTAACCTTCGTTGCTTGGCATATCCCAAAGCAAAGTATATTGATTCTTTAACGTAGTATACTGCGGAACAATCTGTTTAAGAGGCCCTTTCTTTGACTTCTTAACGGACAAGTAGCCTCGAGGTGGTTCAATTCCGTTTGTTGCGTTCGACACAACGGAACTGCTCTCTGAAGGCATTTGTGCGGACAATGTTGAGTGCCGTAACCCGTGTTCCCTAATCTGTACTCGTAAAGCCTCCCAATCATATTTTAGTTTAATGTTACATACTTCATCAAGATCTTTTTTGTATGTGTCTATTGGTAAGATACCATCAGCATACTTTGTTCTCTCAAAGTAATCACATTTTCCTTTCTCTTGTGCAAGTTTGTTAGAAGCCTTTAACAAGTAGTATTGAAATGCTTCTGTTAATTCGTGTACTTTTGTTAGTGCTTTCTTGTCACTGTATTTAACACCTTCACGTGCCAAATAGTGTGCAAGTCCAATGTAACCAACTCCAAGAGATCTTCTTGCTTTAGTTGATATCTCAGCCGCCTTTACAGGATATCTTTGATAATCAATAATTTCATCTAATGCTCTAATAGCAAGTTCACATATTTCTTCCAAGTCGTCTAACTCTTTAAGAGTTCCTACGTTAACTGCACTTAAAATACACAACGCAATTTCACCATCCGGATCATCAATATGATTAAGTGGCTTAGTTGGTAATGTAATCTCTTGGCACAAGTTACTCATGTAAACTGTGTCTTTAAATGAACTGTGTGTATTACAGTGATCAACATTCATAAGATAGATACGTCCTGTTTCAGCACGTTCTTTTAACATTGATCCAAATAACTCCATCGCTGGAATAGTTTTCTTTTTAATTTTAGGATCTTTCTCTGCCGCTTCATATAATTCTTTAAACTTGTCTTGGTCGCTAAAAAATGCTTCGTATAATCCTTCTACTGAGTGTGGCGAGAAAAGAGTTATGTTACCACTTGACAAAAATCGTTCATACATTAATTTATTAAGTTGAATTGAATAATCTAACTTACGTACTCTGTTGTCCTCTGTACCTTTGTTGTTCTTTAGTACAAGGATGTCTTCAATTTCATAATGCCATAAAGGAAAGTGTGTAGTTGCACTACCACCACGTACACCATTTTGTGTACAACAACGTACTGTGCTTTCAAATTTCTTTAGGAACGGAATTACTCCTGTGTGGGCAACTTCTCCGCCTCTAATTTTACTGTTGATTGCTCTAATACGTCCTGCGTTGATTCCGATACCCGCCCTTTGTGCCGTATAACGTCCGATAGCCATATCACTACTAAAAATGGAGTCAAGACTATCATTACTGTCAACCAAAACACAAGAAGCAAACTGGCGAACAGGAGTTCTAACACCAGCCATGACTGGGGTCGGTATGTTGATTTTAAAAAGTGAGGTCGCGTCATAATATCTCCTTATATAATACATGCGTGATTCTGCTGGGTAATTAGCAAATAGTGTTGCGGCAATCATCATGTACATGTGTTGCGGAGTTTCAAACAAATGTCCTGTACTTCTATCCTGACACAAGTATTTGTCAACAATTTGTCTTAGGCCTGCGTATGTAAAGTTCTCATCACGGTTACGTTTTATGTATTTGTCTAATGTTAAAATTTCTTCTGGTGTGTATTTTTCTAAAATATTAGCATCGTATACACCACGGTCAATGTTTTTTTGAATCATTGACATGAGAGGAGCATTATCAAATTCACCATAAACATCTTTATATGTTGCGTACAATAATAAACGTGATGCAACAAACTGGTAGTTAGGATTTTCTAACGTAATTAAATCATTTGCTGACTTAATCATAATCTCTTGAATTTCACTTGACGACATGCCATCGTAAAATTGTATATGTGAGCTCATTTCTACTTGACTCGAACTAACCCCTGTCAGTCCTTCACAAGCAAACTCAACTACTTTGTGTATCTTGTTTACATCTAATGGCTCTGTGGTGCCATCACGTTTCATTATATTGATATTTGACATTGACTTCCTCTTCTTTCTTCTTGCGTTAACAAAAAAATATTTAGTGAAGTGCTGGCAATTTGTATACCTTTTGTGGTACCCAACTTCCTGGCGCTTCGTTATGTGATATTATACTTTTTACCGTAGGTTGTATGAACGTTTGTCCTATGGATAAAAGCATAAAGGTTTCTTGTTTTTCTACTTCCGTAATAATATGTATCTCAAAACGATTCTTTGAAAACCGTTCAGTTAATTGTAAAGTATAACATATTCCTAATAAAATGCAAGTCTCTGTGTAGCCGTTTTCTTGGATAAGTTCCCAAGGATCTCGCCACGTGCTTTGGTCCCACATGTTTATATCTTTATTGTGTACGATAGGTGCGTTTGAGTAATATTCAACTACATCACGCAATGGATCTACAGATGTCTCAAGGGTGTCTCGGAGTGCCTTCCACTTGACTAATCGATTCTCATATACTTCTGAAAACATGCTAACTCTATTTAATTTTTAATTGATACGTTATATGTAAAGTCGGCATTCTCGCTCACTACTGTATTCTTCATTCTGATTGCTAATGTGTCGTTAACAGTATCACTGTTTAGATCAAATAGTTGTGCTTTCAATTCTAATGTAGTTGCAAAACCTGCATCTCCATTGTAATCATATGTGTCACTGTATGTTACAGAGTCATTGCTTTTGTTAAGAATAACTTCTAACTTACCTTGACGCATTGCATCTACTTGATTACTTTTATACTGATAGTCAATAACGTATGTGCGAGTGTAATCACCTGGTAGTCTAAAAATAGTTTCAAAAGCATTTTGTTGTACTGTTGATATCTTGTTACTAAAACTGTATCCACTGTGGATAGGTCCTTGTATTTCTGATATGTAAGGAACAGTTTGGAAAGCAGTATCTAACATAAGATCGTTTGTTCTACTAAACCAATCACCTGTACTCTTGTTACCATCTTGTACACTGTTTATAATAGTGTAGGCAACTGCTGTACTTGTTCCGCCGTTGTTACCTACGTTTGTAAATTTGTTATTTGAACTTGCATTGTATTTTCCTACTTGAAATATAATTG